TGAGTCACAAGTCTTGACTTAGGTTGCTCTGTTTCTTGTGGTGGATTGTACATACCCTTACGCTTCCAATACTCTTTAATCGGGTCTACTCCATTACAGCTAAAACTACACAGGTCTTTGTTTGCTAACAGCATTACAGGTTCATCCTTTGGTGTTGGGCATCCTCCTGTCTCCACTTCTTTGATCTTGTCTACATGAATCTCTGTAACGTACTTGTTACCATCTCCCTTTAAGTTTCTGTGGGCTATAATAAAATCATCTGCCTTGTTAGGTTTCATCTGTCCGAACTCTACGTCATGCTTAGTTGGAACTTCCATACCCCCATCACTATTTCTACCCCTTGCTGCGGTACTTGTTATGTGGTCGGTAATCCATACAGCAGAGTAGTTCTCCTTAAACGTCTGTAGTTGATTTAAAGAGCGTAAGTTAACTGTGTACTGATTCTCACCTATTGGCAGATCAAAGGCGTTATAAGGGTCTCCTATTACTACATCATACTCAAACCCCTCATCATATACTATCTCACACTTCATTAGCCAATCTTCTGCTGTGTGCATCCTCTTAGCTGTAAAGAACTTAAAGTTGTTTTGTATAAAATCTTTTGCTAACTTATGGTCGGTATCATTAAACAATTTGATACTCTTACCAATATAAAACTCCTTGATCTTCTTTCTTACGCTACCATCTCGGTTTTCCTTTGCATACATCAACACTTTCCAATCATGCTGCATAGCTGCAAGTACGGAGAAGTACCAAAACACAAAGGACTTCCCAACGTTATCTCTAGCGGCTAACCAAACAAGGGTATTCTTTTTAAACATCCAATGTTCATCTAACTTAGGCATACCTGTTATCATTCCCATTTCAAGCGAGCCATTTATAACAGCAGTTTCATAGTCATCCATCTCCTCATCACTAGCGAGGAAGTCATAGCTTCCATCACTCCTTCTCGTAAAGTCAAGGGACTTTTCTATTTCCTTTATCTCATGTAGTGGGGCGTTCATACCATAGGTCAAGCCGTCTTGGATTGTTTTCTGTGCTTGCTTAAAATCCTTTGGGTGTTTCTTTTTAATCTCTGTCTCTAAATGTTCTGTTGCCTCTTCCCTTGATACTGTTTTTGGCTTTATACCCCCACCTAATAGTGTTGAGGCTCTTAGTAGTGTCTCATGCTTCTCTCCATCCCTAGACCCCCTTATCATAGAGGCTGAGATGTCCATTAACCTCTTCTTTTTTCTATCCTTTAGGTTTTGTTTTTGTTTTTGATATTCTTCATCTGTTAAGGTCTTATCCCACACAAGACTCTTCTCATTCACCCATAAGTCAGAGTCATAACTCTCAAAGCATAGTCTGCCTATGTTCTTAGATGTAGTGTCTAACTCGGGGTAACGAGACAGAAAAGCATTGTAGTATAGAGGGTGATTAACAATATTCGGGGGGCATTTAACAAGAGCCTTACACCCCTTAGTAACCCCCGCCCAAACAGCATAGATATAAGTATCCTTTTGTAACCTTTGCTTAAGGACTTCTGTATCCCCCTCATCAAAATCAAGAACGAAAAATCCTGAGTGCTTAGTTATACACTCATCGTTCCTTAATGTATCCCTTGCGTGAGAATCTTTACCAACTTTGTCAGCCACTCCTGCATAGATAACAGAAGGTAATGCAATCTTAAGGTGATCATATTTCTCTTTCTCGGCATACCTCTTTCGTATCTCTTCAACTGCTTCTTTACTTTTTCCATTTTTAATTCTTTTTAATGCTTGATTTACTGTAATGTAATGTGCTTCAAGGGTTTCTTTCGCCCCGTTAAAAATCGTTACTGTGTTACTCATAATTTATTTAATTCTTTCATAGTTCCTCCGCTTCTACTGGGGGTTTCCATCGGTTCAAATTTTTGAATGTGTTATATATAATTGTTAGGCTTCATTGTTGAGCCAATCTATAATCCTACGCAAGAATATAATTTTATCACTTCTATAAGGTGTCATTGTCTTACCAAGTTTAGTGTTTGTTTCTTGCTTTAATTCACTTTTAGCCCAATTAAGCAAGTCAAGTCTGTTTTTTTGAAACAACGAAAGCCTAACATTGTATAAAATCAATAGCTTGTCTATTGCTTCATCCTTAGTTATATCATCTCTAATTAGGTCTGTTACTATATCAAATATTTTATCTTCCATATCGCTACTGTTTTTATACTTACCGTTAGAATAAAAGCTCTTGCACTTTTTGATAAACAAAGTCGCTATCTTCATTAAGTTTATCTAACTGCTCATCAGTCATTGGTTTGCCGTTATAGTCAGCACTTGATATGAACGCATCGCAAAAATCAGGGTAGTCGCTAGTGTCAATGTCATCTACTTCAATGTTGTCAATTAATTTATAGTCCATAATTTATTTAATTAAATACACGCATATTAGGCTCGGGTTTTACAAACTGAGCAGCTTTTAATCTCCTTTTATAGTCCTCTCTCTTACTCTCTACTATTGCTTTGTATTCTTTGTAAGGCTTTATCATTTCATTGTAGAAACTTTTTCTTTCCTTTAGTATTTTTATTTGTGCGGGGGGTTGATCGCTCTTTATCTTATTGGCTATATACCCCAACAATCTATCAATCTTTATATACTCATGTAGGATTTCCTCTCTAGGTATTCCTGTTCGTGCTTCTTGGTTTAATGTCTTTTGCTCACGAAGATAACTATTTCTGTATAGTTCTTCTAGTTCTTTTATTTCTTGTGTCATGTTTTCTCCTAGTTTAAATATGTTTGAGCTTTGCCGTTCATGCAGAGTATATATGTAGCACCTTCTTCGTAGTCGGGGTAGCCCCCCGCAATAATACTACTGTTCATTACCTCTAGCATCTTGCTTACTTGGTAGCTGTGTTCGATTGTTTTCATAGTTTCCTTAGTTTAAGTATCAAAATTAAAAATATTATTAGTATAGTAAGCATTCTTTCAGTTTAAAATTCCGTATTTATCAACAATATAAATAGTCCCATTGTATCTTGTAATACCCCTACTTTTTATGCTCTTTATATGAGATTCAATAGACCCTATATAATCTTCCTCTAACTGAGATATTGCATCGTCTAATGTTTTAAATATTTTCATAATAATTTTTTGATGGTAAGCAACATCACCTATTTGTTTATTGGTTTATACCACCAAAACCCCATAGCAGTTACGCTATGAGGTGATGTGGTTTTAACCGAAGATTATCTCTCCATAGAATACAGTTTGCAAGATGACATCAGCGGTACACGCATCGTCATTTTCGTTGATAGCATCTATTAGATGCTTTAAGGGCGTTTCTTGCACCTTGTTATGAACGTCTTTCAATGTTATTGACTTGTTATATTCACCATCACATTCATGGTCAGCTAGTTCCAATTCACCACCATCTCTTAGTATCTGCATTAAGATATCTTCGTAGCACGATGACTCTAGCTTAGATTTAGCCTTTTCGTAATCATAATCAGAATAATCTAATTCAAGACCATACCCACATATGTATTCTCCCCCATTGCAAAGGGAGATATAAAATAACTCTTCTGATTCGCGATTTGTTAGTATAACTTTCATAATACTTTTTTGTTTATTGGTTTGAGCGGAGCAAGGGGCTTTCACCCCTTGGTCTCGGCATTCTCGAGACAGTCCCTAGCACCTTTATATTTTTTCACCTTCTTCTGTAAATTCATATTCATTTGCCTCGCAAAGCTCTCGTAATCCTTCATCTGAATAAATGTACTCAGTGTCTTCATGCAATGCTCGCAATACACCATTGGTAGTAGTAATAGAATAAAAGTAAGCATCTTCATCTGCTTGCATACTTTTAATTAAGTCAGCATCCCAACATACTCCTGTTAGTGGACATTCATCAGCATTAAGTTCTTTAAGCGAATCCTCATCGTAGTTTTTGAATGTTATAAATTCTCCTCTATCAGGTGATTGACCGATTGAATAATCTAAGTCTCCACCAATTACTTTTTGTAATGCTTTCAGGCTATCTACTACTTCATGTACTGAACATTCATTCAAATCATATATATTATTTCTAATCCATTCAAAGCATTTATCTTGGTCAGGATGCTCGTCTATCGTATAAATTTTTGTTTCTATTGTTCTCATAATTTAATTGATGGTAAGCCATCACCTATTTGATTTTGATTTGATTTTTCTTTTAAAACTTTTTCAGCATATTAGTTGTTTACTTCTTGAATACTTTCTATTAATGAATAATACTTATCGTACAAATCATTAAATATGTCTTGCGCTTCATCACTATATGTGGTTATGCAAGCATCTTCATCTTCATATAGACCTTTCCTTGTTTCACCCCACACCAATTTAAGCTGCATATCTGCTAACTCACTAGCTAATTCTAGTATATTGACAGATACTACTTCAGTTGATTTTGCGTTGTTTACATCCATTGAATCAAATGCTTTTTCATAAGCATCATCATTTGAAGTAGTATTTTCTAAATCACTTTCTCTATATCCTAAAGCGGATTTAACTTTTATAGTTTTCATAATTGATTTGATGGTAAGACATCACCTATTTGTTTATTGGTTGTTGTGTATAATGCTACCAAGAGTTTACATTTCTAAGGTAGTTTTCGTTTTTACTTAACGCTTCACTACACGATTTTCTAATTTCAGCATCTTCAATAGTAAATGCCTTGTAAGTACCATAACTTGCTCCGTAGGTAGAGTATTGGAGAACACCCTTATTTTCTTTACAATATTGTTCAACTTCTTCCTTTCTGTCACCAAATAAACTTGGTGTAAAATTACTTCTACCCACTTGTCCGTATTTGTCGGTAGTAGTTTCTCTGTGCATTTGCACTAATGTATTTTTTATAAATTCTTTCATTTTAAATAAATTTATTCGTTTTTTCCAAAAGTTTCGTTTGTTTCGTTTTCTAATTCGTTCAGTGTATAATTTTTGTAGCCTTTAAAGCCTCCCATTAATAGCCCTTCAAATAAGTTAGGGTTACGTCTGAGCCTCCGCATCATGTTGAAGGCTAGTCTTAATTCAATTAGTTTTCGCATAGTTCAGTAGCTTTTTGACTCATATACGTTTTCTTTTGTGTTTCTGTGCCGCATTTCTGTGCAGTAGGCAATAGTATTTCCTTACCTTTTGCTGCATCGTATATTGCAATTTGTCCGCGCTCCATACCTTTTATAATTGCCGTTCGTTTGTCGGCTATTTGCTGACTGCAGTCAAGGTAGATTTCGCCTTTGTGCATCCAACCTCCAAGAAATACATTTTCAGTGTTGAGCAGTTCAGCGTTTTCGAGGATGTAATTTTTAAGATCGTCACCATTAAAGTCATTGATCTTATTTTCCGCCCCCGCAACGGATACAAAATAACCTTTTGTTGGGTTTAATTCTCCGTTGTTAATGTTAAGGCTTGCGCCCCCATTTGTAGTTACTGATTCGATAAAGTTTCTAATATTTCCCATTTGTTTGTTTGTTTTGATAAGGCGAAGATAACCCCCGCGTATTAAGTAAATATAAAGCTAATGTTAAGTTTAAGTTAAGTAAAATTTATCTGTTCCAAGCATCTTTTATGGTTACCCATATAATGGCTTGCAGTTCGTACCCTTTTAAGCCTAGTTTTTTGGCTAGTAGTGCAGTTATTTTTTCGATCCGTCTATATTGAACGTTTGTACACGATTCAGAACATTCTTGTATCCCCTCCTTTGGCTTAATAACGCAAGCTCTCAGATGCCACTTGTCTATCGTTATGTGATCTGAACTATTCAAGCCTACATTCATCGAAAATGCGTGAGTCTTTGGCGATTTCTCACTTATCAATTGACCATCTAATGCATTGAACGCTTTTAGTTTGTTGGCGTTATATGTGCATACCTTAATACTTTCGGGCAAAATGCCATTTTGAAATGCCTTTATGACTGCTTCAGCATCAACCTTGTTTCGCTCCCATTTGTTATTTGGGCTTAATGCGCTTATAACTGTTGCGGCAATATACTTATCAATATCGTATTTATCAGCTAAATAAGACGCAAAGTTCATTGCATCAACATACCAATTTTTGCCGTTTTTAATCTGTTCATCGCTTGCAAGTTCAAACCATCTTAATAAATTTGCTTGAATTACATTGTCTGAATGTTTGACTACTGAATTTTTCATCTTGTTATTTTCTTTTTTAGTTAATTAAAGCCCCCGCATAAAGTAACAAGGGCAAGAACTATTATTTGATTTCTATACAGCAAACATACAGCACTTTACATTAACTAAAAGTATTACCTATGTTACCAAATTGTTAAGGAATAAGAAGTCTAGTAAGTTAGTAGGGTAATAGAATAGATAATATATAAGTCTATCGGGTTAGTAGGGTATTCTAAAAGGCTAGTGTTTAAAGGGGTTTAGCTGTATTGGCTGTTATGTTTAGTTTATTGGGGTAAAGTTTATGGGGGTTTTATACGTCCTCTATCTATCCGTACAAAAGGATAAAAAGCAACCTTTTAATAGTATACTAGTCTATTAGTATAGTAGTATACTAGTGTACTATATAATTATATAACATATTGTAATGACAAAAGGAATTTATTTAAACAGGGCTAACGAAATATTGATAGCTGAGTACGCAAAACAAAAGGGCGTTAGTATAAGCAAAGCGATCAATCTACTTATTGAAACAAGTTTAGCCCCCGACAAAGTAACAAAGGACGAATCTAAGCCCCCAAAACAAGTTAAACAGATTAAGCAACCAAAGAAAAAAGAAACGCCAACAGAACGCCCTTTAAGTAGGTCTGAACTGTTTAGAAGTATCTCAAAGAATAGGGCATAAAAAAAGCCCCCAATTAAGGAGGCTAATTTGCTGTTATTGTTTTGTAGCTATTGCGGGGGTTAAATTTCGTGCAATTCGTTGCGCTTTGCTTTGTTATTATATACGATAATTGCCGCATCCCTTATAGATTCCAAACTATCCAAGTCTAATTTATTTAGACTTTTATGGCTATACTTTTGTAAAGTACTTACTACACTTCTACCATGTATGCGCTCGGCTAACATGATAATGTTTGATATAGTTGACTCTTTAAAGAATTGGTTTGTTGTTTCTGCGTTCATAGTTTCCTTTTATTTGATAATGTTAGCGAGAAAAATATTCTCTTTGTTGATTCGTTCAATGAATTGGCTTGCTTCTTTAGCTGTTCTAAAGCGTTCTAAGCTGTTCTTAGCGTGTCTTATTGAGTAAACATTGACAGCATATAACTTGACGTTCTTTGCGGGGGTTACAGCCCTCCTTTGTGGTTCAATACTGAATGATAAAGGGAAGGCGTACCCGCCCCCCTCATTTGTTAACCCTAACGTTGTTTTGAATTGTCTCATAGTTTCTTAAATTAAGATATTATTATAATGGTTTATTTGGAAATGTATTTACTTCTATTTCTGTATTTCCTTTTAGATTTTTTGTATTTATACATTTAACCCAATAAACAGATTTACTATCTGTAAATTTTCTTGTAGTACCACTAGCAATTACTTTCAAAGTATTAGACGCTTTGTAAATTCCAAATTCTAAAGAATCTATTTTAAAACAATGATTTGGGCTTGAATAAATTTCCATTCCTATTTCTAAATTTTTTGCTAAGATTTTCATATTTCCTTTGTTTTGATTTGACTGCATAACTACATAGAGTTTCTATAGTATGCAAATATATTTTACAATCAATTTAAACTTTGTAGTGTTCATAGGCATTACAGAGAATTAAGAATTGAAATCTTAACATTGCGGTAACATTAACTTAACGTAAACTTAACTTGCGAGATTCAATTATATTTATAGACCTGCACTCGGCATTTGATCCTATGACTCATTTTGTTACTCGGGTTAATTGGGGCGGATTGGCTTGGTAGGGGGTGCTTTGAGGTGTTGGTTTTTTTTTAAAAAGTTCTAATTTTTTTATACTGTATAATACCTACTCAGTATCTGCACACAAACAAAAAAAAAATTTTTTCTTTTTCTCTCTTTATGTGTTATTAGAGGGGATTATCTCTCTCTCTATGCAGTCTTCTTCGTGGAGTAGGATATCTATTAGGGTATTGTTTAGTTCTTTGTTACAGTGTTTACATTTCATGGCAGTTTTAGTTTTGTTGTTCTTTGCGGGGGTGTTGGTCTCTTAATGTCAGGGTTGTTTTCGTACACAGAGTCATTATAAGGCTTTTCAAAATAAGTTTTATTTTCCTCATCCCACTCCAAGTCACAGTAATGTTCTACCTCATCTAACAGCGTCCCATCTTCTTTATATGGATGCATAAGGTCTTGTAGTGCTGTCCACTCATCTCTATCTCCCCACTCACCAAAAGAATCTATCCCTTGAGTTATTCTTCCATTGGATGATGAAAGATATATAGTTGTGTAGTCTGATGAATTGTTGTGGTCAGCGTACATTGTAACTTCTTCTGTAGAGCCATATATACCCTCTAAGGTTACTCTTGTTTTTACTCTAATGTGACTCATAGTTACAGTTTATATTGTTCTCCACAAAACAAAGATACCCAAATATCCGACCCGTTGGTAAAAAAAGAGTGTATTTTGCTGTTTTTGTGGGGGTCTTTTAGTTTGTACTTCTTTCCACCTACTCTTACTGAAAGGATTTCGTCAGGTTTCTTCTCTTTTGGCTTTTCTGCGGGGGGACAAGCTCTATTTTCATGGTATCTTAGGCACTTTTCAGTAGAAACGTACATATAGTCAGTGGTATGTGCATCTTTTACACTATCCACGTTATCTAGGACGGTCTTGAAGAACCCTTCATACTTATCTGATGGTTTATTACCGCTACCCCAAATAGCATTTTCAATTCTTTCGCATTCCTCTCTCCAACTCTCGTTAAATTCTTTAAGTGCCTCTAAATACCAATTAGACTCTTCCACCCAATCCTCATTATTCTCTATATCCTTAGCTATTCTAATAGTGTAACCGTAGCTTCCCTCTTTCTTTAGGTTGTAGTTTCCATCTGCCCTCTGTTCTGCTGTGAAGTCAGGGTAGTTTCTGTTTATGTATTTTCTCATCATATTTATTAAGTGTATGTCACATTAGTAAAATCTAATTCTTCTATCTCTTTGACTTTATTTTCGTACCACAATGCTTTTTTAATGTCTTCTAAGGCGTTATCGCCCTTTTTACCTGCTCTCATACGGTACTTGAATGAGTTAAGCTCGCAGAAGGCTTTAAAATGCGCCATGCCATAAACATCTATCATCATTTCCCACACTTCTTTTCCTCTTATCTTGTAGTGATCGGGGTTTACGTTGTCTTTCATATCTATCTATTTTTATAATTTACATAACTTACAATAATAAATGCCACAAACATTCCTGTAAAGAATAGCGTAAAAAAGCTAAAGTCTTCTCTGCTGTACTCTGTTAGGGGTATTGATATAGAAAACACCAACAATGTTGCAAATACAAATGCTGACTGTGGGTTTCTAAATATAAACTTAAAGTAATTT